AGAGCAATCGCAGAAAAAGAAACAGACGCCATTATTATTGCATCCTATGGCACTTTTTCTACTGGTGTTAACATTCGCAATATTAATAACATCGTGTTCGCCTCACCTTCAAAAAGTAGAATCAGGGTCTTGCAGTCGATTGGGCGTGGACTTAGACAAACGGAAACTAAATCTAGTGTTCGCTTGTTTGACATTGCCGATAACCTCACATACAAATCTAGACCAAACTTCACATACAGACACTTTAGACAACGACTAAATATATACAAGGAAGAACAATTTCAATACAAAGTAGATAGGATAACTTTATGAACTACCATATAGTAAAGCTTTCTAATGGAGAAGATATTCTTTGTACAGTTTTAGATAAACAAGAAACTCAAATTAAAATAGAGTCGCCTTTGCTTATGGAAACTGTTTCAAGACCTACTGCAACAGGCGTTGTAGAATCTCTTGCTTTGGGAAGATGGGTACAACCTTATTCAGATGAGGAAGTGTTTCTTATTGAAAAAAATTCCATTGTAATTATGACACCAGCAAGTGCTGGACTATGCAGATATTACGAGCATATTTTAAAAAATATGGATACTGTTTTAAAAACAAAAAGTCCAAGTGACGAAGACCTAGATAAAATTGAAATGGAAGGTAGGGATGAACATGAAAATCTCGTTGCCGAAGAAGATTTAGAAGCTATACTAGAAAACTTTGAAGTAGATGATAAAACCTTTCACTAGTATATTATCTGAAAAGGTACAATACCTATTATACACGATTTTTATCATTTGTCAATGAGTAAATAATATTATTTCAATCTTGACAACCTCTTGTTTTTGTAGTATATTAGTAAGAACAAATTATGAAAGGAAACACTATGGCTCGTACAAAAGCAAAAGGTGTCCACTACGTTGATAATAAAAAGTTCCATGAAGCAATGGTTGAATATAAAGAAAAACAACGAGAGGCAGAAGAAACAGGTGAAGAAAAACCAATGGTATCTAATTACATTGGTTCGTGTTTTCTAAAGATTGCAAATGGTTTATCATATAGACCAAACTTTATCAATTACACATACAGACAAGAAATGATATCAGATGGTATTGAAAACTGTCTGCAATATATTCATAACTTTGATCCCGAAAAATCTAAAAATCCTTTCTCTTATTTTACACAAATAATTTATTATGCATTTATTCGTAGAATACAAAAAGAAAAGAAACAAAGTCATGTCAAACATAGAATGATTGAAAAACAAGATTATGTATCTTTTGTTACGAATCCAAATGATGACACAGTATACTCAGTAGGTGGATTTGATCCTAATGTTATGGTTCCTGATGAAGCTGTATATAAACCTAAGAAAAAAGAAGTTACTAAAGATAGTGCAAAAGGATTAGAAAACTTTATGGAATTAGACGATTGAAAATAGCAATTATTACTGATACACACTTTGGTGCAAGAAATGACAATCTAAATTTCAACGAATATTTTTACAAGTTCTACGAAGAACAGTTCTTCCCATATCTAAAAGAAAACAATATCACACACTGTATTCATATGGGTGATATTATGGATAGACGTAAGTTCATTTCATACAGAACAGCTAAAGATGTTCGTGAAAGATTTATACAACCATTTGTTGATCTTGGTGTAGAACTACACGTTATGGTTGGTAATCACGATACTTATTTCAAGAACACTAATGAAGTTAATTCTGTTACTGAATTGGTTGGTGACAGATATAAAAATGTATACATTTATCCAGAAGCAACAGAAGTTACTTTTGACAACTTACCTATTCTGTTTATACCTTGGATTAATGCATCAAATCATGCACAGACTTTACAGACTATGGATAAATCAAAAGCACCTATTGCTATGGGTCACCTTGAAGTTCAAGGTTTTGAAATGATTCGAGGAGTGAAAAACGAACATGGATACGATAAGAATCTTTTTAGAAAATTTGACACAGTATTTAGCGGTCATTTCCACGTTAAGTCCGATGATGGTCACATTTACTATTTGGGCTCTCCATATGAATTATATTGGAATGATTGTGACGATAGAAAAGGATTTCATGTTTTTGACACAGAGACAAGGCAGTTGGACAGAATTGTAAATCCTATAACAATTCACAAGAAGATATACTATAATGACACCGACACAGACTATAAAAATCACGACATAACACAATATAAANGTAATTATGTTAAAGTTATTGTTGTAAATAAGAAAGATTTATATCAGTTTGACCAGTTTGTTGATAGATTATTACTAGCAGACTGCCATGAAGTTAAAATTATAGAGGACTTCTCAGACTTAGATGCAAACTCAGTATCAGATGATATTGTTGAAAATACACAAGACACTATGACACTACTCAGTATGTACATTGATGAGTTAGATACAACCTTATCTAAAGGAAGACTCAAGAATATACAAAGAGAACTTTATATGGAAGCTCAAGACTTACAAATATGATTAATTTTAAATATGTGAGATGGAAGAATTTTCTTTCAACTGGTAATCAACCTACAGAAATACAATTAGACAGAAACCCCACTACACTTATCATTGGAGAAAATGGTGCTGGTAAGTCAACCATTCTTGATGCGTTGTGTTTTGGTCTGTTTGGTAAACCATTTAGGAACATTAGTAAAAACCAGATGGTGAACTCTATCAACAATGGTGGTACATCTGTTGAGGTAGAATTTACCATTGGGTCAGTTAACTATAAGGTAATACGTTGTATTAAACCAAACAAGTTTGAGATTTATCAAAACGACAAGTTGATGAACCTAGAAGCAAACGCCCGTGACTACCAGAAGATTTTAGAACAACAGATTCTAAAACTGAACTATGGTTCGTTCACACAGGTTGTGATTCTTGGTAGTTCTACATTCGTGCCGTTCATGCAACTCAAGGCCAGACATCGTAGAGAAGTTGTCGAGGAAATCCTAGACATCAAAATCTTTTCTACCATGAATCTTATTCTGAAACAAAAACTTAAAACTGTTATGGAAGATATTCGTGACATTGAGTATCAGTATAATCTAGAAACAGAAAAAGTAAGTCTACAGGAAAATCTTATCTCTGATCTAAAAGATAATAAAGATAAAATCATTACTCAGAAACAATCTCTCATTGACAGCAACGAAGAAGAAATTTTTAGTAGAACAAAAGAAAAAACTGATATTGAAATTAAAGAGAAAGAACTATTAGAGTCTATTACAGACAAATCATCAGTTGATACTAAACATTCTAAGTTAAAAGATATTCGTGCTACTTTGAATGAAAAACATAAAGCACACTCTGATATGATTAACTTCTTTGAAACAAATGAAGACTGCCCAACCTGTGAACAACATATTGATGAAACATTCAAGGAAGGTATGATTGTATCTAAGAAGTCTGATATTGAAGAACTATCTGTTGGTATGGGTAGATTGAAAAAAGAACTTGCGTCTGTTGCAGCTCGTTCAGATGAAATCAAAGGCATTACCAATAACATTAGAAGCAACTCTATCAAACTTGCAACCATTAATCAATCTATTACTGAACTAGAAAAGTTCAACACCAAACTACAAACAGAGATTGAGCAGTTTACTAAAGATGGTGTTGGTCAACTAGATATAGTAAAACTTGACGAACTAAAAGTAAACGTAAAAGATATTGGCCAACGTAGAACTGAACTAAGAGAAAGTAAAGTTTATCTAGAGGCATCCAGAAGTATGTTGATGGATACTGGTATCAAGACCAAAATCATCAAACAATACCTACCGATTATGAATAAACTAATCAACAAGTATCTTACATCAATGGAGTTCTATGTTAACTTTACACTAGATGAAAACTTTGAGGAAACAATCAAGTCACGATTCCGTGATGAGTTTTCTTATGCATCGTTTAGTGAAGGTGAAAAGATGCGTATTGACCTTGCACTACTCTTTACTTGGAGAGCCATTGCAAAGATGAAAAACTCTACAAATACAAACTTGTTAATCCTAGATGAGATATTCGATAGTTCACTTGACGGTACAGGAACAGATGAATTTTTAAAAATCCTGAGTACGTTGAGTGGTGAGAATGTATTTGTCATATCACATAAACAGGATGCACTTGCTGACAAGTTTAGAAGTACAATCCGATTTGAGAAGATTAAAAACTTTAG